TCGGAGCCGGAACGGCGGCGGGTTGTGTCAGCGGTGATGTCTCGGGCATTGCGTTCTTCCATCATTTCGATGTATTCAGAAGGGCAGGCCCGCATGATGTCGTTGAGAAGTTGCAGGCCGACGTTGCGTTCGCCTTCAGAGAAGGCCATGGTGAGGGCGTTGGGGGTGAAGGAGGAGGCGAAGACGTGAGTGCGTTCGAGGAAGTCGAGGACATAGGCTCGGCCGGGCGGAGTGGACATGAGGTTGATGATGACTTCAAGGCGGTCGCGCTCGGCACGGCGAGAGGCTTTCTCGGCGAGTTTGACATCACGACGTTCGCCTGCGTTGTAGGTCATCCTTCGGTTCCGGGGAGGAAGCAGCGGATGCCGTTGAAGAAGGGATGGCCGGAACCGTCGTAGCCGACGGTGGGCCAGACCATTGCATAGCCGACGTGGTTGGAGCCATCGACGAGGTTTTCTGGTGCGACATCCCACCATTGGTTGCCGAGGAGGACTTGGAATTTGTCTTCCCCGACACGGTGCCAGTCTGGGTCGTCGACTTGGAAGCCGTCTGCGTTGGCGCAGCAGGTGTAGTTGGCTCGGTTGCGGAGGGATTCGAACCACGCTCGGTTGTTGGATTGAGCCCATTTGCCGGTGAGGTCGCGGCCGAAGGCCCAGCGGGCGGAGAGGCTTATCACGATGATGAGGATGACAACGCCGATGGTTATGGCGTAGTTAGCGAGTTTGTCGATGGTTTCTTGTGTCATTGCCCCATCATTGCTTGGAGTGCGTTCTTACCGCCTCCGGTGTCGGTTTCTGAAAGTGTTTTGGCTCCTGCGGCCATTTTCTCAGCCATCTCGGCTTGTTGCTGTTGGGCTTGTTGTTGTTCACGCTGTTGGCGGATGGCTTGCAAAGCTTCTGGGCTCCGGATTATACGAGGGTCATTGTTAAGCAATGCGGAGTATTTGTCAAGGGCGTAGTCTACGTCGATGTTGTCCATCACAGCTGGGTCGACACCGGCGAGGTTCCCGGCAAAGGACATGAGGCGTTCGATGCCGCTGGCTTGGACGGCCTCTTGGGCTTTGGCGAGGATGGAGATGAATTGGATTGTGATGTTTTGGCCTTGGATCTCCGCAGGCGCCGGAGGAATAATACCTGCTCGACTTGCAATGGCGAAGATCCTTTCGATAGCCTCCGAAAGACCTTTGAATATTCGCTGTAGGACAGGGCCAAGCATAACAAGGGACTCTGCACGGCGGGCGTCGATCTCAACAGCAGTAACGTTACTCCGTGTTTCGTACTGCGAAATCGTCTGGAATAAGGGCACGAAGAATATTTCTTTAATCCTTGCACGGACTTCATTCAGGTCTTCCATGATCTCTTGGACTGGAGGGGCGACGGTGTAGACCGGGGCCATGCCGACTTTTCCGGTGGTCATTCCGGAGATGTAGGTGATGCCGCCGGGGAGGAGGGAGGCTGGTTGGTTTTTGAGTTGAATATCGGCAATGAGGGGCGGGTTGACGTGTTTGTCGATGGCTTGGGCTTTGCGTTTGGATTCTTGTTGGAGTTGTTTGATGTCCGGAAGGGCGTCCATTCCCGGGGAACGGCCGTAGGCGTCGTTGGAGACGAGGTCCCAGCGGACACAGATGTGGGGTTTTTCGTGGAAGCCACGGAGTTGGAGGTTCATTGAGGAGGGTTGAGTGCGTTCCCAGTAGACTTCACGGTATTTGAAGTGGGAGGGGACGCCGAATTTTCGACCGTCGTTGTTGGGTTCGATACAGTGGCCGATGAGGGCTTCTTTGGTTAGGGAGGCACCGCCGGTTTCGAAGAGGCGTTGGTAGGAAGGGGACATTGCAGCGAAGCCGAATTTTTGTTCCATTTGGGAGGTGGTGAGGACGAATTCGCGGTAGAGGGTGTCGATGTCGAATCTGTCGGAGTTTTCGAGGAAGAATTCACCGAGGCAGGGGTTGTAGCAGCAGATGACGTTTTCGAAGTCTTCGTAGATGATTTGGACAGCGGTGCCGAAGACAACGAGGTCGTAGTACCAGACTGCAAGGGAGGTGTAGAAGTTGGACTCGTGGAGGATGAGGTAGAGGAGGTCTTCGGTGGATTTAAGCCAGAGGGAGATTGGGGAGGTTAGAGTGGAGTCGATGTTGCCGATTTTTAGTTTGAACCAGCGTTGGGTTGGGGAGGAGGCACCGAACATTATTCCTGCCCCGCAGGAACGAGAGGCCAAGGAGGCGGTGGAGTCGATGATGTGTTGGTTGATTGGGGATCCGCGGTCGGCTTGGTTCGTGGTGATGAGCCATTTGTAGCGGCGGGGAAGGATGTAGTCGGCGAGTTCGCGCCAGTGGACCCACCAGGAATAGCGGTAGGTGCGGAGGCCGGAGAGGCGGCCTTCGATTTGTTGGCGGAGGAGTTGGTCGCGGGGGAGGTTAGAGAAGTTGGGTTGGGAGGCGCGACCGTCGCGGGGAGACATTGGTTAGCCTCCGGTTGGGGCGAAGCCGGTGGCGCCTGGAGCGCCTTGGGGCATTCTATCCTGGCGCTTCCAGCTCTTATCCGGGCCTTCTTTCATAAACTCTTTTAGCTCCTTTGGGGAGAGCCGGTAAGGATCGATCATCTTCCCACGCCACTCGGTTGCCTCGGTGAAATCGTCCCCGACATCGCCGGTTTGTGGGGCAGGTTTTGGTTTCGTAGATGGCTTATGCGGAGCGTCCAGCTGCTGCTGTTGGTTGTTCTGATGCATAATCCCCGCGGCCATTAGAAGGTAGGCCGGGTCAGGCTGAGGAGTTGAGTTGGACCGGCCTGGGGTGGTGGGAACGGTTGGCATTATTGGCCTAAGAGGGTTTTCTGCCCAAGGTTCCGGGCACCGGGGGTGTCTTGGGCGCCGAGGAAGGTGGGGTTCATGGATTTGGGTTTGGGTTTGCCAGCTTCGGCTTGTTGGCCAAAGACCGGGGGGTTGGGTGGAGGGGAAGGGGCAGCAGGCGGGGGAGGGGACATCATCTTAGCACCTATTGTCCGTTAAGCAAGGCTGCTCTGGCAGCCGTGTAGGGCCTTCAGTCCAGAGCAGGTTACCTTGCCTTTGGGAGATCCTACAACTACCTACACGCTGTTGTAGTACGGAGTCCCGATATGTCCGTCGGGACACGCGGTGGGAGAGGTAGCTTGCCTCTCCCCGACTGCCAATGCCAGGGACCCGTCCACTGCGAATGTGTGGGAACTCAGTTGGGGGCACCGCCTTGGAAATCATGCTACCATTCTCTCCTCTGAGAAGGGATTGTATTCGTGCTGGACCAAGGGTTCGCGGAGACCTTCGCGACCGGCGTTGGCGTGGGCCTGGACGGGAAGGGCGAAGGTGAGAGCGAGGGCATCAGCGCGGTCGGGGGATTCGAGCCCGCGTTTTGTCATGTCTTCTTTTTTCTCAAGCTGGATGGCGCATTGGAGGTTGAGGGTGAAGGTCGGGCCGACAAGTTGGGCACGGAGTTCTGGATCGTCTTCGATAGAGCCGGTCTTCAACCACTCTCGCATCATCCCCCACATCTCCGCGCGCTTGTTGGCGTAGACTTCGCCCTCAACGCCGACGGTGAAGCCGATCAGGTCGGGCTTAGCGCCGAAGTTAATATCGAATACAGGAACATGAAGATCGCGAAGGTTGTCAACAACGCCGCCACCGACGCCACCGCCATCGACAAAGACGCCATCAACACCAAGTTCAAGGAAAAGCGCAGAGGCCTGAGCAGCGAGTTGGGTTGTCGAGAGGCCACGGAAGAATCGCCAGGGGATCGTGCGGGCATCGCGACCTTTGCGGAATGCAATAACGGATTCGTTCTGGCCGTAGCGGGCAACGTCCACTCCCATTACCAGCGGGTCAGTGAGTGATGATTGGGCTTCCCGAGAGCAAGCCTCCTGAACAACGTCGTGGGGGATGAACTCCATCTCACCGGTGCGGGGGAACACCCCAAGCACGCGGATGCGGACGAAGTCGGAGTCGTCACCGTAGGCGGTGATCCAACGGGAGATTTGGTCTTTGTTGGTGAAGCGAACTGAGCGGGAATCAACCTGAGTTGAAGTCCAGACTGAAGCAAATCGTTGACCAGGGAAGCACTCACGGAACCGTCCGGTGTTTCGCGTAGGGTTGCCGAAAACGGCCCAAATGATCTGTGTGTTTGCATCGGTGAGGGCACCTTCGGTTGTTTCCCAGATGATGTCGGGGATCGCGGAGGCCTCGTCGAAGATCACGACGATCCGGCGGCCTTTGTTGTGGAGCCCGGCGAAGGCCTCGGTGTTGCGCTCGGACCAGGGGACAAGGTCGAAGCGCCAGTCGGTGGCGGAGGATTTTGCGAAGAGCTGGGTCGCGGTGAGGGAGAAAAGGTCCTTTCCGATGAACATATGGAACCACTTCCCGAGTTCGACCCAGGTCTTCGTCTTAAGCTGGGTCTCCGTGTTTGCAGTAACAACACCACGGGTATTCGGGGCTGTTGACATTGACCACAGGATGACCCACGCGACGAGGGCTGACTTCCCGACACCATGACCAGAGGCCGTTGCAAGCTGGATGGCCTGAGGGAGCGGGAGGCCGTTGCGGATCAGGATCAGGATTCGACGCTGCCATTCTTCCGGACCCTCTTCGTTTGCAAGCCGGGTTTCGGGTTCGCCCCAGGGGAATGCGCCCATTACGAAGGCCAAGGGGTCGTTGCTGACTGAGCCAAGCCAGTCGATGAGGCGCTGCTCGCTCATGCCCGCCGTCGGATGGGTGAAGGGGAAGTGGAGTGGTTGGGAGCAGTGGGTGGGGCAGGATCCACCTCCCCTTCAATGAGTGCCGGAGCCCGCGCCACAGGGAGGGAGGTTGCTGCAGGCTCCGGCAACGGCCCGGGGGAGGCTGGGCCGTGATTGATTATCTTTCCTGATCGAAGCATGGCGCGAGCGAGGCGTGCTTCGAGGTCGTGGTTGACGTTGTGCTGGACGTGGTGTTTGGAGTAGCCAACTCGGTCGGCGGCATCACGGGAGATCATTACGAGCTCCCGTGGGGAGAGTTCTTTCTCCTCGTCGGTCAGCCGGTCGTGGAGATGTAGCTCCGCCAGCATTCCGTTCTTTCGGATAAGCTCGTAGTATTCGTCCCGCTTTTCTACAAAGGTCTGGTCATCCGCGGTGAGGTAGACCTTCACCAGTTCCTTAAAGGCCGGATCGATCGCCAGGATGTTAATCCGCGAGATACTATACCCCGACCGCTCTGCGATCTCCGCGCGGCGCAGCCCCATCGCGAACAACCGGGCAATCACGTGGTGGCTCTCCCGCAGCTTCATCGCAATGGGCATCCGCCCGCGCGGAAGGTTCTCCACCTCCCGACGCTGAAGCTCCCTCACTCTTCCAATCCTTCTTCCTCTTCCCGGTCTTCCAAGCATTTCAACCTCGGTAATGTTATCGGAACCCGCCTATCCCGCTCAAACCTAAACCTCCTCTCCGTCGCAAGCCAGCGCGGAACCTTCTCCTTCTCCCTCTTCCACATCTGTCCCATTCTCCCAACCCTACTCCTCCCCATCCCCAAAGTCAACCCCGTTGAAAGGTATGTAGGTTTGAAAATCGTACAAAATGCCAGGAGGACATCAGGCCCGACCGAAGGCGCGCGTTTTTGCCCCCCGGGGGAGGGGTGAGGTATGCAGAAGTGCATGGCTGGGTCGCGGCCAGTGCATGGGTGGGGACATAATTTCGCCACAAAGGGCGAGCATCATACGCCCGTCGATGAGCTGGGAATTCCACACAGTGGCCAGGGTGATGCCTGGCGGTAACGGGAAACATAGGAGGATACTATGGCAGACAATGGTTGGATGAATAACGTTGATCTGAATGACGGGTATTCGGTTGAGGTACGGGATGCGTATGCTGCGTTTAAGGAACAGTATCGGCGAGCGCAGCAGTTGCGGGAAAGGTTTGAGGCGATGTTCACAGACCAGACCGATCTGGGTGAGGGTGAGAAGGTGT